GTTACTTCTCTAGAGAAATCTCTTTTTAGATATTGTAGAGTTTTGGTAGGTATATGAGACAGATATCACTGTATTTCAGTAGTGAATTACTACACTTTAGTATTAAATATTTACCTCTTGAGTATTAATTTATGCACAATAGGGTTTTGTATCTAAACGAGTAAACCTTTTGAAACGTGATATAAGACTACCGTGGTACTACTTTATATATGAAGCAATTAATGAGGTGGTGACACTATGGTAACTATCAAGAACCTTCACTACGAAGGGAAGTTTACCGAGTTCTCGGAAGCTAATCCTAGTGAAGATTTAATCAAAGAAGCTATCATGTTCTCGGTAGGTACACATCGAGGCAAAGACTATACAGAATCACACTTGCAGACGCTGGTAGATTCGTTCTCTAAGGATGATGAAATTCCAGTCCAACTAGATCACTCAGAAAGTGCACGAGATACAGTAGGATACCTCGAGGAAGCATCCGTTAAAGAAGGCAAGCTCATGGGTAAAGTACGTATCATCGAAGAGCTCGCTAAAGAGCGCATCGCTAAGAAACTTCTAAAGAAACTCTCCGTTTCATTCTACACAGACAAAGAAGGCAACCCTACTCGCCTTCGAGAAGTCTCCCTCGTAGCATTCCCCCAATTGAAGGGAGCAACACTATTTAGTGAGAACGGCTTCACCTCGGAGCTGGACAATCTAGAACAAACTGAGGAGGTAACACCAATGGCAGAAGAGATTAATAAGTTTGCAGAGTTAGAGAAAGCTTACGCAGCTAAAATGGCTGAAACTGAAAAGGCTAACGCTGAGAAGTTCGCTGCTCTAGAAGGTAAGCTACAAAAGTTCGCTGAGGAGAAAGTATCTGCTAAGGTAGAGAAATTCCAAGAAGCAAAGAAGGCGGTTCCAGCTCAGAAGGAATCACTTACAAAATTGCTAGCTTCATTCTCAGAGGAACAAACTGAGGCGTTCGAAGAGTTCATGTCTAACATGGGTGCTGTCGAGTTCCAAGAAGTTGCTGAGGTGGAAGACCCAGAGAAACCTGCTGAGGCTCCTGCTGAAGAGCATCAAGACTTTAAGGAATCTGACGAGTACAAGAATTACTTAAAATCAATTGGCAAGGGAGGTAACAACTAATGGCTCAAAACTTTATTGAATACCACATCAACCGAGATAGTCGTAAAACTTTTAAGGTAGCTGCTGCTGAGACATTATATGCAGGTGACCCTGTAGCGATCAAATCAGACATGACCGTTGGACGAGCTGCTGCTGATGATGAAGCTGTAATTGGTATTGTCTACGGAGGTACAGTTGGTAACTCAGCTTTATATGGTGCTCCAGTGTTTGATTACACGAACAACGGCTTTGCTGGCTCACGTAAGGAATCAGTAACAGTTATCTTAGGAGCTGGACATTTAGTTTACTTAAAGGTTACTTCTCCAGTGATTGGAAAGCCTGTTGTAGCTACTGGTACGGCTGCTGGTACTAACCAGTATAAAGTCCCTGCTGATAATGCTAAACCACTTTCTCATGTAGGTAAGATCGTAGCAGTTGACTCTAAAGGCTTCGCTTTAGTTCAGACTGTATAGTAATCATACCTAGGTAATACTATCTCTTTGAAATCCCCATAAAAACAACTGAGGAGGCGTTCCCTAGAGAAGGCATTACTCCTCAGTATCCCCTCAAAACATAACCCTCAGGAGGTAATAATATGTCTGATTTAATCTTAGGACAACACCCTTTACTTAAGAAAGTCATGATGGATGCTCGTATTCAAGACTTAACAGAACGCCGATTTATTGCTGATGCGTTACTAACTAAAACCTCAGCAGATGCTTTAGCTATCAAGTACTTCAAAGATGGCGATGCAGATGCTAACGGACGTTATACTTACGAGGAAGTACCTGAGGTAGGTGAAAGCTCAGGATTCAAACGTATTGGTCTTAGTGAGACAGCCAAGGTTGAAATGATCCGTAAGTACGGCTTAGAGTTTGCGTTCTCGTATGAAATGCAAAAGTGGGGTAACCCAGCTCACTTCGAACGTGCTTTCAAGAAGTTATCTAACTCAGTAGTAGCGATGGTTAACACTATGGCTTACGACAAGTTACACGGTGCAGCTTCTGCTCCTAACCAAAATTTACAAACTAAGTCTGGTAACCGTTGGAACGACCCTACTACAGGTGACACTAACTTAATCGCTGATATTGTAGACGCTAAGGCTGCAGCTAAGAAGGCTGGTTACTCTTTAGATACCTTAGTGGTATCTCCACAGACAGAAGCATTACTTCTTAAGTCTAAGTCTATTCGTGATGCTTTCAAGCAAAACGGTACAGATATCGTATTGTTACGTGGCTACATTGGTGACTTCTTAGGTTTATCAATCGTCGTAGATGAAAACTATCCAGACAACCAAGCTTTATTTGTAGAGCGCGGAACTGCTGGAGACATCGCCGATGCTGAAGGCTTACAAACTCACACATACAACCAAGAGGAAGACATGACTACTATTGGCCGTGTTACTCGCTTCACTACAGCTTACATCACAGATCCTCGTGCAGTATTCTTAATCACTGGTATCACAGCTTAATAGATTGGCAGTCTAGGAAACAGACTCTAAAGGCAACCGAGGAAGGTTCTTCCTTTCTCAGAGTACCTATGAGGTAGCTAATGACTCCCCCTCGTTAGTTATCTGGTGGGTACTCTGACAAGAGAAGAAAGGAGTGAAAGCTATGAAGGTTAAAGCTAAAGTGGAAGCTATAGATAGTTTATTCAACCGAGTAGGTGACATCTTGGAGGTAGACGATGAGTACGGAAAACACCTCATTAGTATTGACTACGCAGAGTCAGCTGAAGAGAAAAAAGCACCTACTAAGAAGCCTGCTCCCAAGTCTAAAGCTAAGGAGTGATGACAAGTGAGTTATAGTACTCCGAAAGATCTACGCACTACCTACAGGCAACAACTACCGAGTTCCGTCTCAGATAAAGACATTCAAGTATTCTGCGACAAAGCTACGGTCTACATGAACGGTATTCTAGCTAAGGCTTACAAGGTTCCGTTCTCCCCAGTGCCACCCTTCATCAAACAGGTTGCCAATGACCTGACTACATACTTCTTTATTGAAGGTATGTATACCTCACAGAAACCAAATCTAGACGAGTTCTACAAAGACCTCAAAGTTCGATTAGACAAGCTCCTGCAAGACATCCTCAACGGAGACATGACTCTTATTGATGAGGACGGAAACGTAGTTGAGCCTTTGCCTACGTGGAATAACGGATACGCTACTACGAATGATGACGAGCCGTTCTTTGATCGGTGTCATCCTTACTGGTAGGTGAGCTAGGTGGCCAATAACCATGATGGACGTATGAGGGTTGAACTCAATGGGTTTGATGTAAGGATGCTCCGTGCAGCAGGTAAACTAGAAGACTTCAAGACACCTCTCCGTAGATCCGAAACTTATATGGAAGACTCGATAGGTAATCGTTTTAGAACTGCTGCATGGGTTCCTTTAAGCAATTACACTCTCCAGATTCATCCTCACAGGGTTGGCGGAAAGCCATTAAACGATACAGGAGCGCTCAAGCAGTCAATCACAAGTGGAGCTGCTAACAAGTTATCCAAAAAGAAATTGACTATCAGGCCAGGTCTCCGCAAGGCTAACTTGCATCACCACGGAGGCAGGACTAGCTGGGGTACTTTTGTGCCTGCTCGTCCGTTCTTATACTTCAGTGCAGTCGACAGAGATATGATCCAAAGAGTGTTTGATGACTATATAGATGAACTAGTGAGGGAGGTAAACAATGGAAACCACTAGAGGTATTTACAACCAAGTCAAGTCTCACATAGCTGACTACCTCATCGAGTGTTTTAATTCGAGTGATGACAAAGTAGATGTCTACCGAGCACCTTTCCAACAGCTACCTACATTCCCTGCTATTACTGTCGAGATAGTCGGAAGGCCAACTCGTAAGCCGATCGCTATAGGTGGAGCTTATCAGTCTACTATCTCTGTAAACCTTTGGGTCTATACGAGTTTACTAGATGGGATGGAAGCTGAGGAACAATGTTTGTGGCTGACAAGCCAAGTAGAATACTACATCGCTAAGAATAGAACCCTCGGAGGTAGATTTCAAGAGGTTAAACTCGATGACGATATCCAGTTTGGCACAGTCCAAGAGGGAGAAGTGAACTTCCTCCAAGGAGCTAGGGTTCCTTTATTAGTTACTACAAAGATGATTCAAGACAAGCCACAATGTGGTACAGACTCAGGAGGTGATTGCTCATGCGGCTAATCTATGATGCAGACATGCCTCGAGAGTTTCTCTATCCAGCTTATGGCCGAGTAGAGAAAGGATTCGTTGTGGACGTTCTCGATAAGGATTTAATTGTTTCTCTCAAAGAGAAGGGATTCAAGAAAGCACCGCCTTTCAAGGGTGCGAATGAGGAGGAGAAAATAGATGGCTAGACAAACACAAGGTTACGATACATTGATTGCCTTCGGAAAGGAAGCTACTCAAGGTACTGCTCCAGCAGCAGGAACGTTTAAGAGTTGGGGAATTACTTCTGGCTGGGAGCCAGAGATTAATAAGAACCATGAAGCTATTCGAGGAATCGGATCTCGTACAGTAGCGGTTCACAAACCTTTAGGACAAGAGGTTACAGCTACATGGAGTGGTTATTTGCAAGACCCTCGTATCTTATGGTACGCACTAGGCGGAGCGGTTACTAAGACAGGAGCAGCTAACGCTTGGGTTCATACGTTCTCTAATGTAGGGCGTTGCCAAGAACTTCCTACCTTCTCAGTTAACACTAACATGTGCGTGAATGGAACTCCGTTTATTACTAACTATGTAGGTTCTAAGATTGATACTCTTACGATTAGTGGTTCTGCAGGTGAAGTTGTAGAGGTAGAAGCTGAGATTCAATCATTAGACGCAGTTGATGGAGCTACAGCAGCCAGCTCGTATGATTATCCAACTAATGAGATTATGACCTTTGCAGATGGAGATATTCTTATCAATGGATCTGCTACTCCAGCAGCTAACGTTAAAGAGTTCGAAATCGAGATAGCTAATAACCTAGAAGCTTTATACACAATTATCAAACAGACTGGTAATGGCGGTACTCCTAAATATATCAACGAAGGTGTTCTAGATATTACTGGCTCTATTACGATTGCTCCTATGGGAACAAGTACTCGTACAGCTTTCCGTAACGGAACAGAGTTCTCTATGAAGCTTACATTCACAGATCCAATTACTCCAGCTAACTACTTTGAGATTACTCTAGGTGGCGCTAAGTACGACACTGACTCATTAGGTATCGAAGCTGACGGAGAGACAGATTACGAGTTAGATGTACTATTCCGTACTATCTCTGTGAAGCTTGGATCTAAAGACGTTTCAGACTTAACAGTATAAAACTCGGGAGGCTTCAGTCTCCCTTAATACCAAAACTCGAAAGGTGGAAACTATAATGGCTAAACAACAATTCCCATGGTTAAACAAACAGGAAACTTACACAGAGGACATTCAAGGAGTACGAATTACTTTTAAGAAACCTTCCTTTGGAGCACAACGCCGTATCCAAGGTGAGGTTACAAAGGTAGACGCTAAAGGTAAAGTCGACATGGACGCTTCTCTAATGATGGTATCTCTTGCTGTTGAGTCTATTGTAGATTGGGACTTTACAGACGAGAACGAAAACAAATTGCCTATCGAGATCCACACTTTCGATGAGGTATTCGACCCAGAGTTCGCTGCTGAGATTATCAAGGTAGTTACTGACAAGGTAGCTGGAGATGTATCTGATAAGAAAAAAAAGAAATAGATAGCCAAATGAAATCTCTAGTGGGAGGAAAGTCTGTCAAGGGAATCCTCCCCGAGATAGAGATGTACGAGCTTTGCACTTTGCTACATAAGACGCCTTCTGAGATTAAAGCTGAATCGTACGAAGATATAGTAGGGCTACTACTAGTCCATAACGCTAAGAACCACCACGAGTCAGAAGCCCAGAAGAAAGGCGACAAAAAGCAAGCTCGTAAGAATGTAGCTGATAAGTATCGCTAGGAGGTGAGAACTATCGCTTCAGTTATAGATATTATTATCGAGGCTCAAGACAGAGCTAGTAACACTTTTAGGCACACCTCGTCAGAAGCTAAGAAGATGGCAGCTATCATAGGCGCAATCACTATAGGTGCATCTGCAATGACCCCAGCTCTGTTAGGTGGACTAGGAGCTATCGCTTCCCTGTTTGGTACTGCTGGGATAGCAGCCGCAGGATTCGGAGCCTTAGCGTTCTCAACCTTTGTGAAGACCACCGAGAAGGCAAATGACCTTGAGCAGGCACACCTCAAGGCGAATGCCGCCCTCATAGCAGGTGACACAAAGGGATATGCTAAGGCGATGGCTATGGTGCAGGCTATCATGGAGAGTATGACTGAGGAGGAACGTCAGGCAGTAGTTGCTATCAATGAACTCAAAGATGCTTGGCGAGAGATGGAAGACAAGATGACTCCGACTAACTTGAGGTTAATCGCTGAGACAACAGACTTCCTCCGTAATACCATGACGAGATTATTCCCTTCCTTCCAAGGTGTTGGTGAGTCCTTCGTTGGAATGATGAAATGGATGAACCAAGCTATTGAGCAAGGCAAAGCTGATAAGTTCTTTGAGCACATGAACACTAATGCGGTTCCAATGTTTGAAAAAGTAATGAAGTCTGCTGGGAATATCCTGAGTGGATTTGGTGGAATTATGGTTGCTTTCACTCCTCTAGGTATGCAACTCGGAGATGGCATGGTAGACCTAACTAAGAAGTTTGCTGACTGGGCTTGGGGTCTACAGAGTAATCCTGCCTTCCAAGATTTCGTTAAGCAGGTTCAAGAGAGCACACCTATCATAATGCAATTTATCAAACAGATCATTTTGACTCTGTGGGATTTAATCCAGGGGCTTTATCCTGTCTCGCTTCAGATTATAGAGATGACTACTAGATTCCTAGAGTGGGCTAGGGAGTCGGGTGCACTAGATACTGTCTTAAAGCTTATCAATGATACAGTTAAGTTCTTCCTAGACAACCTAGATTTATTACTTCCTGTCATCGCAGGTGTAACTGCAGGGATATTAGCTGCTAATATAGCTTTCAAGGCTATGATGATTATTAGTACGATCGCTAAAGGGTTGCAACTACTTGCTACTATGATGGGATTAGCGAGAACGGCAACCGTATTAGGTACTGCTGCTCAGTGGGCTTTAAACACGGCTATGTGGGCTAATCCTATAGGTATTGTCGTAGGACTCATCGTAGGTTTGATCGCCGTAGGCGTACTCCTATATCAAAACTGGGATGAAATATCTGCTTACCTCAGCAAGCTTTGGTCTGATATGAAGACTAAGTGGAATGAGATTAAGAAAACTGTTGGAGATGCTCACGATAAGATGATCGAGGGAGTTAAAAAATGGTGGGGTGAAACTAAGCAAAAATGGAATGAAACTGTAGACCATGCTAAGAAGAAAGCTCAGGAGATGGCTGACAAGGTTGTCGAGAAATACGAGGAGTTAAAACAAAGAGCTATTCAGAAGCTACAGGACATCCTCAATGATAACGCTAAGAAATGGACTGACATGGTTAATAGCGTAAAGAACAAAGCTCAAGAGATGAAACAGGGAGCTATAGATAAATACGAACAAATGAAAAGGGATGCAACTGATAAGTTAAATCAAATGGTTAATGATGCTAAACAAAAATGGAACGATATGGTTCAAGCAGTTGATGACAAAATAGAAAGCATGAAGAGTGCTACTAAAAGAGTACTAGATGGAGTTAAATCTTCCGTAAAAGATGGATTTAATGATGCTGTTTATGCGACAACAGATGGGCTCAGTAAAATGGTAAATAAATTCACTGGGTACTTCCGAGATTTCTATAACTCTGGCAAAGGATTGCTAGGAGAATTTGTGAGAGGTATAAAATCTAAATTTCTAGATGCTGCTCAGGCTGTCTCTGATGGTATGGCTAGTATTCGTAAATACTTACCGTTCTCTCCTGCCAAGAAAGGGCCACTTAGCGACCTAGACAAGTCAGGTGAAGCATTCTTCCCTACTTGGTACGAGGCAGCACTAACTCAGGTTACATCTATGGAGAGATCTATAGGGAGAGCATTCGCAGGAGTTGCTGATACAGCAAGCGTAGCCCTAGCAGGAACAGGTCTAGAAGCATTCACTGGAGGCAGAACATCTGTGACAGTCAACCACGTAGTCAAAGTAGATGGTACTGTAGGGCTTGACTCTAAAGGCATCGAAGAGTTCGAGGATAGAGTGACTCAGCAGGTAGTTAACACTTCAGGCGGTGGCTACGGAGGAATGGACTACTCAGGGTTACAACAATCAATTAGAAAATACTGAGGAGGTTAACCATGGCAGGACAAGCTACATTAACAGCTATAACGATTGATACTAACGGGAATGCTGTGGTGAACTTCACCTACTCAGGTGGAGCCTCCACAGATATTCTCTATTTAGAAAGAGCAAACAGTTATGACGCACCTGATAAGGCCATAGTCGTAAGGCGTGTACCCAGAGGAAGCTTAACTAGTGTTATTGACTACACAGTTTCCAACTCTGGAGCACGTTATTGGTATCGTATTAGGTCAACTAACGCAGATGGGTCTGGCACAACATATAGCCCTGATTGGTTTAAAGTAGACACTGAGTGTTTAGATGTAGTAACGGTAGCTCCTTATTCTGATTTGGCTACTCAAACTAGATTGAATGTTGTTCAGTCTAGAAGTGGTAAACGAGGAAGAGAAA